AAAACAAATTACTAAGTTTAACACAAATATTTCCAGTTATTGATTTAGAAAAAAATACATTACCTGATAAAATATTATTAATGTTATTTATGGAAGTTATTGATAAAAATAGAGACCCATGAAAGATGGATTTGAGAAACTAGTAATATGAATTACTAATAAAAAGAAATTAATTTATTCAAGTTTAATAATCAATAAAAAAACATTTATTTTCTGAAAAATAACTTTTATAAGTTTAATTTATTTTTCAGAATTGTTTACTAATATGTACCAATCGTAGTATGAAGAAAGATCATTTTTAGTATCAAATGGATTAGTAATTATATCAATTAGTAATCCATTATTTCTAACTTTTTCTTCAATTTGCTTACGTTCAATAAATTGTTCAGTAATTTCTGTTTTATGCGCCCAAGGGAAAGAATAATAGATATTTCCATCTTGATATCGCATATATGCATCTTTTAGTTTAAATTCTTGTGTTTTAACTTTATCTGCAACAACATTGAATAAAATCTTAGTATCTGATTTAGTTACTTCTTTTAGACATTTCCAAAATTGTTCGGAGTCAAATAGGTGCATAATACTAAAATTAAGCACGATATAATCAAATTTCATATTTTTAATATTAAACCATTTTGAATTTTCAAACCAGTTTTGGTGTAAATCACATGGACTAAGATTAATATGTTCATTTTCATCCATAGTTTGAATATTTTCTAATAGCATTCTTGAATCAATATCTAATCCAATATACATTTTTGGACTATATTTTTTTATTTCATTTATTAGTTTACCTTTACCACAACCCAAATCTAACCAAGACTTGTTTAGTTCTGGAGATAACTTTTTAATTTGTTCGGAAAAAATATTAGTTTGTTTTTCTAATTCTTTAATATATATCGAGTCTAATTTAACATTTGTCACTTGATAATAAGGCGAAGTCATATTTTCAACCCAATCATTTTTGTAAATAGTTTTAATATAATTAATAATTCTAAAACTATTTGGAGTTTTTTTATCAAAACGAATTTCTCTAGCATCATATTTATCATTACCAATTGGATAACACCGATAGATATTTCCTTTTTTAGGTGTATTTGATGAAGTAATAAAATTAGTATATTTATTATTTTCTTTATCTAACCAGTTTTTCCCATCATATAATAAATCGATACTCATCATATTTTTAGGTTTAATTTTAATTTCACGCATTCCATCAATTGGAGAAATAATTAATCCATCACATGTGTAATTGCCTTGATTATTAATAAACTTGGAAAATGGTGAATCTGAATTTATAATTATATCTTGAATAATTTGTTCTTTTAATTTATTAGAACAATCATTAACTAAGAATGATACTTTTGGATACCATCTAATATTATGTTCTTTTGTTTTATCTAAAAAATCATTAAAAATAATACGTTCTTTTTGAAGTAATTCAACAAGTTCTTCTAATGTATTAATTGTTTCTAAACTAGTTTTATTTGTCCAAGGATGCATTGAACGAATAATATTATATCTTTCAATAATTGATGTATTAGGTATATCAATATCAAATACAAAATACAAATCATTATTTTCAATAAATTCTGCTTTAACCCGATTAAAATTTAGTTCATTCCATTCTGGAAAAATATTTGTTGAAAGATTATTAACAAGAATACCATCTGCTTTTTCACGAATTAAAAAAGAATGATAAATATTAAATTCATCTGGTAGCAAATGTCGCGGAGGAAGATTCGTAAATTTTTGTTTATTAAGTTGCCAATTATAAGAACCCTTTGACATAATTGGTTTATTTGATGGTTTAAAATTACGCAATTCATCCATAAGTGAAAATATTTTAATTTGATTTCCAATAATTTTAGATTTTCTTTTTCTCTTGCACATTAATCGAAGATGATGAAGTATAAAGTTTATTTTAATTCCAGTACTATTTTTAACAGAAACAAATTTACCTAAACATATTAAATATATCATATCGTCTTTAATAAAATACAAATGATTATTATTTAAGTGAAGAGCATATTTAAAAAAGTCAAAATTACATAATGTTTTAATAGCACTTCCACAAAATTTATAATTAAATAACTTTTCTAATGTATTAATTTCAATGTTATCAGTATTCAATGAGTAATTAATTGTTATGCTTATCATATGTAAAATAGTTTCATAATTTTTAATAAGGTCTTTTTTATCAACAGTTAATGTATTAATATCATATTCTAATCCAAAATCATAATTATTGTAAATCATCATAACTAATTGAAAATAAAATTTTTCTTGATCGGTAATTAATTTATTATAAATATATTTGTAATCATCGATTGTCGGTTTTTCTTTATAATGATAAGAATGAATAGTTAATATTGTGCTAATATTAATTGGTTTACAATAATAATATTTGAATAATTCTTTTTTAATAGCAAAATAATAACCAGTATCATAGTAAAGCATCTTACTAAAATATGGTTTTAAGTTGCTATATTCAGAAAGAATTTTTATTTTTTTTAATTTATATTTTTTATCAGCAGTTGAAGACATCAGATTAGATAACATTGGTTCAATAAAACCATCTTTTTGAAGTAATATTGGTTTATTTTCTTTAATTTTTTCTAAAATCCATTTATATAATCTATCATCTGAATTTTTAATACTAAGTGAAATAATATATTCATATTCGTCTTTAAAAATATCAATTTTTAAAAAGTCTATCCAAAATAAGAAAACAGGAAATACTCCTTTTATTGATGAAAGAGTTAAAATTTCTTTTTTTAAAATTTCATCTTCAATAAAAATAATATTTTTGATATTTTTTAAAAACAAATGTCCGTCTTTAATTACAGATAATAAATATAAAAAATATTTTATATTTTCTTTGAATATTTTATTTTTATCTTTATATGATACAATATTATGTATCAATAAAATTACTAAATTACTGAAATAAGATAATTTAAAATTTTTATCTGATTCTTGATGACCTTGTGTCATATAAATTGCTTTTGAAATTGATTCTAAAAATAATACATAATAGAATAAATCTAAATTCAATAATTTTTTAAAATCATAATTATTAATTTGTTTAGATTTATAAAGTTCCATTATTTTATCAATCTCGTCATTTATGTTTATCTCATTGGATACTTTTTTTGTCTTAGACATGTTTTTATTATATTATAATAATTATAATTATTATATTATAATATTTCAATTTTTTTATAGGATACTATAATTATATGAATATTACAAAAAAATATAAAAAGTATAAAATTAAACTTACCAATGAAACAATTGAAGATTTTTGTGTACCTAATAAATTTAAACTACAACCACAACAGGAATTTTTAGCAGAATATTTTACATCAAAAGAAGCACCACCTGGTATGTTAGTATTTCATCAAATAGGCGCTGGTAAAACTTGTGCTGCAATTTCAGTTGCCGAAAAACTTAAGAATAAATTAAAAATTATAATAGTTGTTCCTGCTGCATTAATAGGTAATTTTATGGATGAGTTAAGATCACCTTGTTCAAATTATAATTATATAACAGAAACTGAACAAAAAAAACTATCGACATTAAAAATAGATGATCCTGAATATTATGAAATAATAAAAAAATCAGAAAAAAAAATAAAAAAATTTTATACAATATATTCTTATCATAAATTTGTCGAACTTGCACAAAATAATAAAATAAAATTAAAAAATACTTTGCTAATAATTGATGAAATTCAAAATATGGTTTCATTAACTGGAATATTTTACCAAACATTAAAAGATTTAATAGATAATTCTGATAATAGTTTGAGAATTTTAATTTTATCAGCAACACCTATGTTTGACCGTCCAAATGAGATAGGATTAACATTAAACTTATTAAAACCAAAAATTAAATTTCCTACAGGTAGTGATTTTAATGAAGCATTTCTATTAAAAACAGGACTAAATTATAACGTTATAAATATGTCAAATTTTATAAAGTTAAGTCAGGGTTTAGTTTCATATTATCGAGGTGCACCACCATATACTTATCCTGAACAAATATTTAAGGTTGTAAAATGTCAAATGTCTGATTTTCAATTTAAATCATATTTAACTGCTTTATCTTCAGATGGAGATTATATAAAAGGTGCATTTAAAAATGTTGATATTTTAAATCTTCCACTTAACTTTTCATTAGGTCCACGAATGGTGTCAAATATTGCATTTCCAAATAAATCTATTGGTGAAATAGGATTTAATGATTTTAAAGATAAGCATTTAATGTTTCAAAATATCAGTAAGTTTTCTATAAAATTTTATAAAATATTAAAAAAAATTAAAAAATCAGAAGGTCCTACATTTGTATATTCAAATTTTAAAGAGTTTGGAGGATTACGTTCATTTATTAAATTTATTGAATATCAAGGATATAAAAATTATAAAATTCATGGAGAAGGTCCAAATAGATTTTCACTTTGGACGGGTGATGAATCTCAACGTATGAAAGAAGAAATTAAAAAAATTTTTAATAAAAAAGAAAATAAAGATGGTTCTAAAATTAAAATTATGTTAGGTTCTCCATCAGTTAAAGAAGGTGTTTCTTTTAAAAGAGTGAGACAAGTACATATTTTAGAACCATATTGGAATATGTCTAGAATATTACAAATTATTGGTAGAGCTATTAGATTTTGTTCTCATAGTGATATTAGTAAAGTTAATAGAAATGTTGAAGTATTTTTATATTTAGCAACACATAAAGGAGAAGAAACCATAGATCAACATCTTTGGAAAATAGCTAAAGAAAAACATAAAATTATACAAATATTTGAAACAGGATTAAAAGAAAACGCTATTGACTGTAACTTATTTTATAATCGAAATGTTTATAAAACAGATGAACATAAATTAAAATGTGTAAATTAAATATTAATTTCCATTTAATTGAAATATACATTTTTTATTATTTTCTAATAAATAAGTTGTAATAAATTTTTTAAGTGTATCAATACTTATATTAACTAAATTGTTAAGTAATATTTTTTTTCTATTAAATAAATATTTTCTACTAATAATTTCACTAAAAAATTTATTAAAAATATCTGATAAACTATTTTCTTTTTCAGTTAAATAATTAGTAAAAGATATTTTCCATTCATCTAAATTAATTTCATTAATAATATTTAATATATTAATATTAAAATTATTTATTTCATTTAATAATAATTCACAATTTTTATCAGATTGCACTTTTTGAACTATATAAAAATTATCACCATAATTTAATATACTAAACTTTACTAAATAACCAAGTTGTTTTTTTGTTCTTAATTCTTCAAAAAAAGGTTGTTCTAAAATTAAATAAGTCATAAAAGTATGGACCCATTTATTTGGTTCAAAGTTACCTAATTCATAAGTAATAGTAACACAATTACTTTTTTCTTCTTTATTTGGATGAGATAAAATTATATCTTTTGGTAATTCAATTTTAGTAAAATTATATTGAGGTAATAAAATACCTTTTTCAATTAATGGTATATTTTTAGGTAATTGATGATTATGAATTGCTCCACAAAATAAAACTGATAATGATGAATTATCAAATAATGTTGATATAAAATCAAGTAATTCTTTTTTATTAATTTTTTCTATTTCATTAATTAAAGTTTCAATTAAATAATCATTCTCAATTGATGCAGAACTCATATAATAAGATGAATAGTTCCAAGGATTAGAATTATTAATATTTAAATAATTTTCTTTTAATAATATAATATTTGATACTAACACTTTATCAGGTATTACAGGCGATTTAATTAATTGTAAAGTTTTATCAATAAATTGATTTAATTTAATAGGATCATTTAAACAAGAATAATTTATTATAATACTATTATAAATATTATTCATAGATAACAAAATATTAAATTGAAGCATATATATGTTAAATAATTCTTGATTTAAATAAAATGTTAAACATTCTATAGCTAATACTGTATAAATATAAGCTTTTGGTGTATCAAAATATTTTGGATTATTAAAAATTAAAGCTCCTTTAATAATATCTTCATTAAATTTAGTTACACCAGAAAACCAAAAACGATTTTTTATAAAAAGAGGTACTTTTCTATTTTCAACTAATTTTAAATTTTTTTGAATCTTTAAATCTAAAAATGGATTATCAATATTAAATTCTAATTTAAATGGCATTTCTGGAGAATATATATTCGTTATTTCACCATATACAGTTCCATAATTTTCATCAATAATTTTATTAATTATTTTACTATCTTGTGATATTAATAATTTAATACATTTGCTAAATTGTTGTTTTATAGTATTATCAATTTTTAAAGATATATTTGGAATTAATGCAGGTCCTGAAAATAATTCATTCAAATTATATTTATGCATATTGCATGCAAGTATATTTGATAGTTTAAGTGAATCCATTTTATCAGAATTATCAAAAATTAGTTGATATATTTTTTTATAATACTCTATAATTTTAGTTAAATCTTTTGAAAAAAGATTATTAATTGTATAATTAACATATCCATCTATTAAATTTAAATTAGTTAATCCTAATTTTGTTAAATTAATAGTTAAAATAAAAATACCAACTTCTTCATCAATATTTACATAACCATAATCGCCTAATCCATTAACTTTTAAAAAATTACTCAACGAATTTTTATTAAACATATTCAATAACTCAAAAATGATTTTATAAATTTTATTTGTTTTAGTAAATCCTGAATTAATTTCCCATATATACATAATCTTTTGAATATCTGATAAAGGTATCATTTGATATGTTTTTCCAAAATTATCATATATTGGTTTTTGAATAGTTATTTTTTTTTTTAATCTAGATGGAATATTACCAAAAGTTGATTTTAAAAGTTTTTTTTGATTGATAATATTAATATTTGAAACAATACAGACACTTATATTTTCTGAAACATAAAACTGATTATAAAATTCAATCATTGCCTCTCTAATAGTATCTTTATTCATAGTTTTATTAGAACCAGTAGCAAAATTATTAAATTTATTATCTTTATTTGCTAAATTTTTAATTGTTTGATATTCTCTCCAACCATCATCATTTATATTTTTTTGATGTTCTGAATTAACTGCATTTATTTCACGTTGAACTGCCTCTTCATTAAATAAAGGATCAATAAAAAATCTAGAAAAAATATCCATTAAATGTATTATTCCATTATTAAAAACAGAAAAATAATATACTGTTTCAAACATATCCGTCCAAGCATTAGAATAACCACCGTATTTTTTAATATTATTACTATAGTATTTTTCATCTGGATATTTTATAGAACCTAAAAATAACATATGTTCTAAAAAATGAGCTAAACCTTGATATTCTTTAGGATTTGAATAAGAACCTATATTTATAGAAACAGTAACAGTTGTTTTATCAGTATCTTTATCATATACACAAACTGTTTTAATACCATTTTGAAGTATTTCTGTATTAAAAATTCTAGTTTCATTTTTAGGAATAATCATTATTAATTTATAATAGATTATTTTTTTTATTTATATATTAAAATCATTTGTTAACTCTGAATTAATCATAGGTATATCCGATTCTTTCAAAGCAGTTTCCCATTCTTCTAAAAATTCTTTTGCATTTATTTTATTATGTTCAAATTCTGATATTTCTTTATCTTTTAACCACAAGTCTTTAATCTTTAATAATTTAGTTGTTTGTTTAATAGCATCATCTTTTATATTTTCTAATGTTAAATATGGTGTAATAAAAATATGATGATTTATTGAATTAAAATAATCATTATCTTTAATATTTTCTTCATTAATATCTTTAATCCATTTATCTAAATCATTATTTTCTTTTAAATATTTAATTAAATATTCAAATTTTGGAATTAAATTATATGTATATGCTGTTATGTTATTTGAATGATAATTTGTAAGATTACCAAAAAATGAAGTAACCAAATGATATATTTTTTTAATATAATCATAACACATTTTATAATTATATTCACCAGATAAATTTTTAAAATAATCATCTTTTGATGATTCATATAAAATAGAATTTTTACTAGTTAATTCACATATTGTTGTATCTGATAAAATATTATACAAATCTTGATAATTATCTTTTGTTCGTAAATAAGGTTTTGTATATATAAATAAACCAATAGTTTCAATATTTGTAAAATCTAATGAATCTAATAATTCGTTTTCTATATTTTTAATTAAATTCATTTTATGTTCATTAAATGAACTAAAATCAGGATTATCATTTTCTTTAAGTAATTTTACACGTATATCATCTTGATATGATATATTTGTAATATCTATTTTTTCTTTTAATATTAATGCATCTTTAATTAATAAATTTTTAATTAATGATATAATACCATTATAATCTAAATTTAATTTATCATTATCTGTTAAAATATTTGTAATATTTATTGATAATTTAAAATTTCTAATAATTAAAATTTTTGCAACTATAGATGAAATATGAGTATTAATATTTTCAATAGTATTTTTTAACATTTCAAAATTAATTTCAATTTTATCATTAATTAATGTAACTATATGTGATTTATTTTTATGTAATAATTTAAAAATAAAATCAATACCTATTTCAGAACCGAATTGTATTGTTGTTGGTAAGTGATCATTACCAAAAAAAAATAATAATAAACAGAAATCATATACAATTAAATAATTATTTTTTAAATTTTTTTCAAAATCTAAATTATTATATTGTGTATATAATTTTAAAATACAATTAATCATACCAGGACCATCATAATAATTAATATTAAAATCATTATCTCTTGATGTATGTTTTATAATAGATATATTAATATCTTCTCTTTTTATAAAAAAATATGTTTGTTGAACTAACATTAAATGAATTAAATCAGAATCTGTTGTATGAATTGCAATATCACCGTATAATTTATTATTTTGAATGTATTGAAAAATTTTTAAATCAGATTCACCATTTATAGAACCAGAATTAACATGTATTTTAATATTTGGAAATTTTTTAATAAAATATAAACTTATTTTTTGTTCAAGAGTTTTTATAATTTGTGATATTGGACTAAATGATTTATCAATACTAAATCTTTTTTCAATCCATCTAAAATAATTATATTTTATTCCATCTTCATTCACATATATATATTTAATTTTACCAAAATATGTGTTAAATTTTTGTTTTCTAAGAGTTGATTCATAATAATTTTTTGTCCGACGTCTTCTTTGTTCTATGATTTTAGAATATGATGGAATACCATCTATAAAAAAACAAATTGATTGAATATTTTTTTTAATATGAAAATCTTCAATTATATTTTCAATATTATTAATTACACAATCTATTATCATTAATTCTAATTTATTTAATCCATTTAATTGTTTTATACTTATAAAATTAAATAATTTAGATAATATTTCATCTTCATCATTACCATCAAAAATAAATTCTATGTTTTCACAATGATTTTTCCACCAAGGTAAATCAAAAATTTCTTGTAATTTTTCTTCTGTTTTATTATCTTGTGTATAACTAAAAGGTAAATTTAAAACAATTTTAACTATATTATTAATTTGTTCTTCTAAAATAAACATTTGATTATAAATTATAAAATTTAAATCAAATAGAATATGATTTCCTAAAAAATTACGTTTAATATCATCAATAATAAAATTATAATTATAATTAAAATTTTTAATTATAAAATTTAATAATCTATCAAAACCCATTATTTATTTATTATAATAAATACTTTTTTTCTTTTTAATGATTTTTACGCAAATAATTAATTATTTCCCATAAACATTTACAATCAATCTCATTATATTTTTCTATTTCTTTCATTGTAAAATCTTCAACTGGATTTGAATCTTGTTTATTATAAATTTTATATGCTAATAACATAGCATTAAGTCCATTAGCACAACTATTTGATGTATCCCATATAGTTGATATTAAATTATTTTCAAATAATGCTCTCGCAATTGATTTTAATGAATAATTTAATGCACCTTTTACAACAATAGGTTCATTTAAAAACACTTGATATAAATCTATCATTTTTTTTGGAGGTAATAATAGATTTCTTTCTCTTGATTTATCATAAGAAGTTTTTTCTGCTTGCGACCAGTGAACAAAAATAGGAACCGTTTTATTAGATTCTTTTAATTTTTTATTAATAAAAGTCCAAAATAAATCTAAAATATCTTTTTCCCCTCGTTTTGTATTTTGTGTAGCTATAAAACTTTTATATTTCCAATTATCATTTTCTTCATAACCAACACCAATCATAAATATTATATTAAAGTCTTCATAATCAATACCAAAATTATCTATACGTATATTTCCAAAATTAGAATTCATTGTTTCATAATCAAGATAAAATTCCATTTCATTTTCTTTACGAGTTCGCCATTCTGGCTCATTACACATAATAGTTTTAGGAAGAACAATATTAATATTTTGACGATTAATTTTTAAAATAGAATCAATACGTTCAGCTATTTTACCATCATTAAAACCTATTGTTTTAGATGTACAGTTATCATCATTCCATCCAAAAATACCATTTTTAAAAGCTTCTTTTCTATTTTTAATACCACAATAATATACTGATGTAATTTCATAAATTTCTTTTGCTAACGATTTTTTAATTTTTCCATACATACCATCTTTATCATTTTTCATATTAGGATAAAGTTCTTCTTTAGTAGGTAAAGGTAATAATTTCCAATTATGCCCGTCAGTTCTAACAGATTGTATCCATTTAATTGCATCAGATAATTTATCAACATAATCTTTATCAAAATTATCATAATCAATTGTTCCTAATTTATTCATAAAATCGTGAATATAATAAGTAGTTTTTTTATAACAATAAGAATATTTTTTTCCTAGAATAAATGCCTTTTTAATATTTGTTCCTTGAATACTATTTAATGCATTAGTATAAACAAGTAATTGACCTTTATATGCTGGCATACTATCACTATTTAAAATATGAATTCTATCTGCAGTTAAATTGATTTGAGAATGTTTAATATCAATTATAACATAATGCCATTTTGTATTTAATTTTGGAGAATCATAAGTTTCATTATAAATATTATATCCAACTAATTTATTTAAATAATCATTTCGAACTATTAAATCTGGTGCACCAAAAGTATTATTATCATAATCATGTAAAATACCTTGATATATAATTTCTTGACCTTCCTTCATTAATTGTATAGTTTTTTCAAATAATTCTTTATTTCTTGATTGATAAGATTCTGCTACTTTTATAATAGGATGTTTTTGTTTTATTATTTCAATTACTTTTTCTTCAAATTGACATCCTTGATCCATAATAAATTTTGTAAAAGGATCATCTATTACATATTTAACAGTTGCTTCTGAATTACCTTTAATAGAAGGTAAATCGTGAATTGATTTAATATTATATTCTTTTATCCAATCAATAATAGGATCATTTAAAAAATAATTTCTAGTTGATGAAGCCGAAACCATTAGTTTCCAATTAATATTATCATTTTCTTGTCTTTTTCTTTTATTACTTATAGCTATTTCTTCAGAGTTAAAATCAACCATTTTAAAATATTCTGGTGTTTTTTCTGGTTCATAAATAGTTATATATTCAAAAATATTTTTTTTATTACAAATTTGATTTCGTTTTAAATTTTCTAAAAAGAAACTAAGTTTTGTATAAGATGTTAATTTATAAAAATCTAAAATTTCTTTATTATATTTTTCGGTATATAATTCTTTTGAATTTATAATTAAATTGACTTGAAATAGTTTTGTTTTTTCTTTATCATAATACCACCCATTATTTAAATAACATATATTTAATTTAAAACCTGTAAATTTTGAATAAATTTTAAGTAGTTGTTTTGTTACTAAATAACTACGTGAATTAAAAAAAGTATTATCCATTATATATTAATATTTTAAATAATATGTATTTAAATAACATATATTTAATTTAGTGAGTTTAAGAATATATATTTTATATTATTAATTAATTTAATGAATAGAAATGCTATTTTAGATAATTTAGATGATATACCTGTTTCTGCTCCTATTTCTGCTCCTGTTTCTACTCCATCTTTAATTGAAACTAATCTAAATAATGAAACTTTCTTACAACAATTATTATCTAATAAAATATATATTTATATTATTATTGGAATTATTATTTTAGCTATTGCTAGTTATTATTTATATATTAAATATTTTTATAAATCAGAAAAAGAGCCAGAACCAGAGCCAGAGCCAGAAATAGAGTTAGAACCAGAGTTAGAACCAGAGCTAGAACAAGAAAAAGAAAGGAAAAAACATATTATATCACCTGATATTGAATATTATTTATTAGATAGTTCTAAAAATCCTATTTTAATAAATAATCCAGCTATCTCATTTAAAAGACCAAAACTAACTCATCCTAATAAAGAAAATATTTCAGATAATGAAGATAATGAAGATAATGAAGAATATGAAGATAATAATATTACAAATCAAGATTTAACTCGTGATGAAATAGAAGAATTAGAAAATCAATTAGAAATAATGCAAAGAAAACAAAATTCTTCTATTACTATAGAAAACGATGAAGATAATGAAGAAGCATTTTAATTTTTTAATTTTTTAATAATACATTTTGGATCCATTTTAAAAGATGATAATCTATTATCTCTTGGAACAATATTAATAACACATTTAGATTTTACACCATATAACGATTCAGTGCAGCCTTTATGTTCTATTTTTAATTTTTCTATTTCATTTGGGTCAACTAAACAACGCGACCTAAAATATTCATATCTTTCTCTAACTTGTTCGTAAGAAAGTCCAGATTCTTTATTTAACATTTTATTTATAATTTCGTGTAAATTATAAACCCAATAAGATAATGTTTCTCTATTTTTCATTACATCTTTAGTTAAATTATGTGTTTTTAAATTATTACTCAAATTTTCTCTACAATATTTACAGGGTAATATATGTACTAAATTTTTATAAAATTTATAATAGTGTTTTTTTTGTTCATCTGATGGTTCTATTGGATAATTAAAACTAATTGTATGTAGCACATGCCACATAGGTGGTCCCCATACAGAAGTCATCATACCATCTCCTGATAAAAAATCATTTTTTGTAAATGGTGATTTTTTATTATTTTTTTTATTCATATATTAAATATAGATTTTTTTATTTTATTAACTAAAAAATCCTCCAAATTGTTTTTCTATATCAATTGGTAAATGCAAACATCCATTATATTCCATATTTAAATTATCTATATTTGTTTTTCCAAAATTATTAATTATTTTGTAATTATAATAATTTTTTAATAATCTAATAGTATTATGTGTATGTATTAATCCAGCATGTATAATAAAAGAACTTTTTTTTTCATTAATACCTTGATAAATTTTAGCAATAGTATACCATTCCATTATATCACTTAATATATTATTGATTTGTTCTAATAATTGAGTATTTTCTTTAATTACATCTTTAATATATTTATCTAAATAAATTTTATTTTTTTTAATAATATCTATAATTATTCTTTTTAAAATTAAAAAATGTTTTCCTATTTTTCTTTTTTTTAAAAACTCTTTTGAATAAATATATTTCAAGTCTTTTTTTATAAAATCTAATTTTAGAGTAAAAAATAAATTTAATAATTCAAAATATTCTTTTAAAATTATATTTGGTGTATTTTCATCAGATGCAAATTCCAAAGAAAATGGAATTAAAAAAGGTCTTATATCGATTCCTTTAATAATATGACTATTTTTAATATATTCTTCTTTTAATTTTTGAGTATGAACGGATGAAGGCCATAATTCATATAAATCGTGGCCTACTACACGTGGAACTTCTTCAAGAAGAATTCTACTATTATATTTATTTTTAAACCAATCACTAATAAAAATACCATCTGTTTTACAATATGTTAATTTTGAATGATTATCAGCTAATATTAAAATTTTAATATTATTTTTAATTAATAATGTGTATCCAATACTACCATTTAAATTAATATTTGACATAATTATAATATTATATATATTAATTATTTATAATTTTATTATAACTTTATTTTTATTCTGTTTCATCTGATTCAGAATCATCCGAAATATTTTTATATTCAATCTCGTCAAAATTATTAATTGGAATCATAAGTTGAGAACTTGTATGATAAATCCACCAGATGCGAGTTAATAGCTTACCAAGTAAGCGAGAAATAATTGTAATTTTATTATGGAAATAAAAATGTTGAATAGCTTTTACACGATTTCCAAATTCCATTAAACGTTGATGAAGTATATCTGCTTCTTTTTCTGTTGCACATTTAAAAAGTTTATTATTTTTAATTGAAAACCAAACACGACCATCAATATTTTTTGCATTTCCAAGTTCCAAGTCTTCTATAATCTTAAAAATTTTAGAAAAAGTTGTTTCTTCAAAAAGAGAATATTCTGGAAGAATATAATCTGTATTATTTGTTTCATATTTATTAACAAAATATGATAAAAAGTGGGCAATATTAATTTGATTATTTTCAATATTTGGGTCTACACATCCAAATGCTTTTGTTAAATAAGGAATAATGTAAGAAATAGAAATAGATTCATTTGATGAATGACGAAGTATCCACATCATATGTAAATGATTAATATCATTATTAATTGCAAAATTCCATCCATTTTCATAATTAGATTTAATTCCTTCAAGTTGTTCTTTAGTATCTTCATCTAACTCTTTATTTAAACAATGAGTAAATATAAATTCCCAATCTTGGGTATTATTACTCATTTTAGCTAAACGAGAAGCATGTGGTATGGCAAAGTTAAGATTATTACAACCTACAATATTTGGAATAGGACATGTAGATAGTTGTTTAATACGTTTTTGAGAATATCCTGCAAAAATAATATTACCTTTTTTATCTAGGCCACGACGCCCAGCACGTCCCACCATTTGATGATAAAGCATTGTATCTAAATCATCTTCAATAAATGAGTCGCGATAAATAACTACCGTTCGAAAAGGCATAGAAATACCAAATACAAGTGACATGTCGCTAAATACAATAGCTAATTGTTTTTTTGTTGCAAGACTTTGAACGAGACGAAGATAAGTATCAGGTAGACCTTTTGCATAAACACCTACTCCACGCCAAAGAAGTTTAATTATAAAATGATATTCTTCACTAATACCGGGATAAAATTTTTTAAGTTGTGAGGCCCAATCTTCTACAATACCTTCTGCAAAAAGTTGTTCATGATTAAGTGTAAATTCAATAGTTGGTTCTTGTAATGCAGTTGGTATAAAAGTTTCTTCTGTATTTTTTGAATCAAGAAACTGTTTTTGTTCTTTCTTACTATTAGAACTATTATCAGATTTATCTTTTTCTTTTTCATTTTGTTTATCTAAACGACGAAATTTCTTTTGTTCTTTTAACCGTTGAGTATAAAGACGAGGAAATTGTTTATTTTCAAGTTCTTCAATTATTTTAGCAAATTGACGAACCATACGAAGACAAGCAAATGTATTTTTTTGAAAAATAATTGCTGGTGTTTTATCTTCTGCTTTTAGAAGAAAGGCTAATTTAACAAGGTCAACTGTTTCTTCAGAATATGATATGTTTTTAAATTCGTCAAGTATAGTTGTTATTTTTTCTTTATCGTAATTGTCAACTAAATATTTAATAAGCTCATTAAAAAATTTATCTGCTTTTGAAAGTTCAATACGCTCTTTAGAATCAAAATATTCTTTATGATTTAATTTTCCTAGATAACCAAATACTTTACACATATTTTGATATAATGTCCAAGTATCAAGTGGTGTTGGTTGTATATTTTTATTTAAAATAGAACCATCTGCAAAATTTTCAATTTCAACTAATGATAATGGATGAAGAATTGCAAGTTTGTTTGTTTCTGTTTTATAATAGTATCGTTGAAGATTGAAAAAACGTTTATCACAAATAATTGATGTAACATTACGATTAATATTAAGAGATTGGAACCATGTAGTTAATTCTGCAATATTACCAATAGTAGCAGACAATGCTAAAAAAGGAATATCTTTATAAATTTTAGCAATAATTTCCATGGAACTACCTTCTGGCATTGCTATAGTATGAATTTCATCAAAAATAATCCATTCAAATTTGATATTAATAAGTGGTAAAAAATCTACAATAGAATCAGCTGTTCCTACAATACATTGTGAATTGTTAATTAATTCTACAAGTAAATCACGTTTAGGAATAGTTTGATAAGTTTTTGTTATAATAGGAATATTTTTATTAAGAATTTTACCAATATAAGATGATAATTGCCACGCAAGTGCATCAGTTGGAACAACAATCATTGTTTTTCCTTTTGTTGCTACATATCCACAAAGAACTGTTTTACCAGCTGAAGTTGGAGCAGAAACAACTATAGACTTATTTTCATCAATGTAATTTATTACTTTAACTTGCCAATCATCAAATTTTTGAAATCCTTTAGCATTTAAAGGTGGCATTTGATCGGAAAATTTTTCAAATTGAATTTTTATTAAATCACATTTTTCTACTATTTCTCTCATACTAGTAAGACTTTTTGCAAAATCTTTCTCAATAGCAGGAGTTATTTTAAATTGATTTTCACAAAGACGAAGATAAATATTACATATTAAATCATTATTATTTTTATTAATTTGATGTTCTAATGTTAATAAGAGTAATCGTGTTCGACCTTCATCTGTTTGAGGTTTTGCATTAAGACCAAAATTTTCTAATGCTTTAATATCTTCATTTAACATTTGTTCTTTTTTATTCAAGTAATTTGTAAGAATAATAACGTCTGTTTTATTTAGAGTTTCACCATTAATTTTTCGTTGATATAATAGTTCTTCTTTTTTTGGCTGAGGGTTAATATATGAATGAATAATTTTTGGGTCAAATACATTTTCAGGACATAACTTAACTTTAATATTTTCTTCTTCATTATTATTATTATTTTTTTTTTTTTGTAAAAAGTTATATTCCCAATCTCCTTTTTCGTTATTTTTTGTTTCGTTATTCTTTTTTGTAAACTTATTTGACATTTTATATATATATATTAAATATATAATAAATAAATAAATTTTTTTCAATTTTTATTTTAAATGATTGCTTTTTGACATAAAAATGCACGAAGAGATAAGTTGATATGACCGTTATATTTTTTAAGAAATTGTAAAATTACTTTATCATTTTCAGTAATTCCAAGAGATTTAATATACTCAAGTTCAACTGAATAATCTTTTTCTTCATTTATTGTTGGAATCATCATATTAGTAATATCACCATGTGATATAAATTTTAGAAAAGTTTTAAATATTTCTGGTTCATTGAAATAAATTTTTACTAACTGTTTAAAATTATGATTTTCAAATAATTGTAAAGTTTTAATATTATTAGAATTAATTATATCTTGTGAAAGTTCTGGAATTTTTTCTTCTATTTTATTAGCGTCAGTATCATCAATATTATGTTTTGAAAAAATTTCAATTAAATTATCATTAATATCTTTTTTTGAAGTAAAAATAAATACAATTAAATTAGAATTATCTGATACTTGATAAAATTTAGAATCATTATTAAGAGGTTCACTTTCTATTATAACTTTAATATGTTCAAAATTTTCAGGTGGCACACCATAGTTTTTAAATATAGATATAATTGAAGAAAAACGAACTATTCCATTTATATCATATTTAATTTTAAGTAATTTTGATTTTATATTTCCAACAAGCTTAAAGGTAATCGGCATTTACTAATAAAATATATTAAAAAATTATTAAATTATCAATTTTTATTATAAAAATATTGATAGTTTAAAACTTTAAACTTTAATTATTATATTATAATGAATACTATTAAAGGTTTTAATAATATTGGTAATACATGTTATTTAAATTCTGGCTTACAATTATTAATTCAAAATCCTTCCTTTTGTAAAATAATATTACAAAATTGTAATAAATCTGAAAATTTACAAATTATGAGTAATTTTATTAAAGAATATTATACGACAACTGATACTGTTATTACACCTAATAAAATTAGAGAAATAGTTGGAAACAATAATAAAATTTTTTATAAAAATGAACAACAAGATGTTGTTGAATTTATAATATATTTAATGGATATTCTTGATACTGATCTGAAAAGAAATTTAAATCCACTTTTTGATATTACATCAGAAACAATTATTAAATGTAAACTTTTAAAATGTCTAAAAACAAGTGTAACTATGCATAAAAATCCATTTTTAATTTTACCAATTACAGATGAATGTTTAACTTTAGACGATTGTTATCGCCAATTTAAAGTACATGAAAAATTAGAAGGTGATGAAATGTATTTTTGTCAAAATTGTAGAGAAAAAAGAATTGCATCAAAACGTGTACATGTTATTGAATGGAGTAATAATTTAATTATTTGGTTAAAACGTTTTGAAAATAATAAAGAAAGAGTTTTTAAAAATAATAAAGAAATAGAAATTCCAATTGATTGGAGACACGATTTTACAATTAAAGGAGCTATAATTCATATAGGTCAAATTAATGGAGGACATTATGTATATATGAGTAGAAATTTAGCAACTAATAATTGGTTAATGTGTGATGATTCATCAGTAACAGATATTCCTAAAGAAAAAGTTCAAAGTTATTTAAATAGGGCATATATATTTAATTATTTAAAAAAATAATCTAGATTTATTTATATGTCTAACCAAATATACTATGATAAATATACTAAATATAAACTTAAATATGATAATTTAAAAATGCAATTAAACAATCAAAAAGGTGGTGGTGATTGTATACAACCTCAATTAATGCCACCAATATTTACAATGATGTATCAATATATGAAAAATGAAAATATAAGTTATGAAAAAATTTCTGAACAAGATATATTAAATTTTTTAGTAGATACATTTGAAACATTTAAAACAACAAAAAAAATATCAAAAGAGGAATACATTGATATGTGTAGTAAATTATTTAATGATAATATATACTATAAAATAGAAAGAATATATGATAGAATTTATCCTATAGAATGTAAAATTGAAGATGAAACAAAAAAAAATAGACTGTTATTTATAAATTTTAAATCATTTGAAATATTAAATAAAGATCATCGTGAAAAGTTTTTTGAAATAATAACTAAAACATCACCAGACTATATATGTCTAACTGAAGCATTAGTTCCTAATTGTTTTGCTAACCGCAATATATTTAGAAATGAAGGCAAATCTTATATTCACTATCATTTAGAATTCTTTCTTGACCACGATATAGTTGGACACCCAATGAAAAAGAGTGATACACCATTTGCAAAAAAAAAAAGAGAGGGATATTTGAAAGAAGTTAATAAAAGATTTTTTACACAAGAAAGTGATGGTAATATTACTATAGATAAAAAAGGAAATGTAACCCTTAATAATGTCTGGATACAATTTTTTGTTGATAATGGATACAAATTTTTAAGTTTTGGTAATCCAATAGACTGTCCTTATGGTGATAATTGGGGAAATTGTATAATTTCAAAAAAAGAACCTAAATATAGTAATAGATTCGAAATGATATCAAAAAAAACCCACAAAGAGGACACTCCTTTAGTAAATAGTGGACTAGTTACTATCGGAGAATTAGAATCAAGATGTATGGTCCATATTACTATAGATGAATATGGTGAAGATCACCACATTCTATGTACTCATTTAGATGATAGTGATGAAAATATAAGAGTAAATCAAGTTAATGAAATTATTAAATATATACGTGATGAAAACTTACAAGGAAAAATTACTCTTGTAGGAGATTTAAATGCTTTAAATGAAGAATCATATACCGTATCGGAACGATTATTACTAAGACAATTAAATAATAATTATCTTCCAACTAGAGAAATACCTATATTTAATGAATTTTTTAAAGCTTTTGACACAAAAGACACAAAAGACACAAAAGTCACATTAATAAATAAAGATCAAAAATACGAATCAGCATTTCAAAAATGCGTGTCACATGGTTATAGTAATACATATACTGATTCGTTATTAATTTTTACAGATGCTACTACATTTGATCATCAACCTTTATTATTACTTAAAGGCTCTAATAACGAACCTAAATCAAAAGTAGATCAGTAGATTTAAAAGATAATACCTTAATTATTAAAGAAAAAACTTTAATATTATCTAAATAGTGCGTATATATTTAATTATATTAAAAAACAATAATATAATTAAATAATTTAATAAAATAATCTAAAAAATAATCTAGTATATATATATGTCTAGTGATTTATATTATCAAAAATACATTAAATATAAAACAAAATACCACAATTTAAAAATACAACTAAACAAACAAAAAGGAGGAGGTAATCAAAATACTGATATTTTTTTCTTTAAAGCTAATTGGTGTACACACTGTAAAAATTTTTCACCAACTTGGGACGCATTATCTAAAGATTTGGGTTCCAAATATACTTTTAATACTGTAGATGTAGAGGATAAAAATAATAAAGTTTTACTTCAAAAATATGAAAAATATATTCAAGGATATCCAACAATTATGAAAAAGACAGGAGATACAATTAGTTTATTTAATGGAGAAAGAAATGTACATAATGTAAGAGAATTTATAACCGAATGAATTTAATGGCACAATATGAAAAAATTAAAAAAAAGGATATTATAAAAAATATATTAAATATAAGACTAAATACTTAAATTTTTTAATTTGAAAAAACTTCAATAAAATCGTTTGAATCTGATGATATATTTAAATTATCAAAATCAATTTTAATTATTTCTAATTTTTTTTTTTGTTTTGTTTTTCTTTTTGGTTGTTTAGTTAATTCAATATTATTTGATAATAATGATAAATTTTTAATATTATTATAAATAATATCATTTTCTATATTATTTTTTAATAAATCTATTGATTCTAAATCAGAAAAAAGTTTATTATTATTTTCTTTAATATCATTTATTTTAATAATATTAATTTTATATAAATTATTTTTTATTTCTTTCATTTTTTTCTTTTTTGAAGTTTCTATTTCTTTTAAAATTTTCTTTTTATCTTTTAAAAACCAATTATTTTTTTGTTTTTTAAGTAATGTTATTTCTGATATTGTTGATAATTCTAAAATATTTTTAAATGAATTATCTGTAATCATTTTATCAATAATTGGTTTATTAATTTCTTTATAAAAATCAATAATTCTTATATTAAAATCATTATTTTCCATTTAACTTATTTAAGATAATATTTAATTAATATTTAATTTGTAAACGCTGTAAACATTTTAATACTTATTTGTATCAGAAAATATACCTAAATCTTTAAGATTTGAAATAATATTATCATATTTTGATTTTTGAACTGATTGTTCTTGGACCGTTTTCTTAATATAAGATTCTGAATTTTTTTTTAGTTCATCAAAATTTTCAATATGTTTATCAATAATTAAATTTTCAGGTAAGCATTTTAATTTTTGTGGTTTTAAATCATAATCTTGTTTACTTCTTTCATCTTCTTTTTGTTTAATAATTTTTCTCATAGTATTAGTATCAATAGATTCGTCAATATCAAGTTTTAAATCATTACTGTTTTTAATTTTATTAGGAACATCATTAGTAATTCCATTATAAATAATTTTACTTTCTATAAATTCTGTTTTTTTACGTTCTGATGTTTTTTTACTTAAATTGTTAATTACATCTGGGTTAAATTTATCTTTTTTATTTTTAAAAAAAATATTATTTTCCATTAAACAACATTATATTTAAAAATAAAAATTAAACGAATATAAATATAAAAATAAATATATATTATAATAATGGATTTTGAAGATAGAATTAAATATTATTTGGGTAATTTATATAATATATTTATAAAAAATCAACAGATAGAATATAAAGATATATTTAATGAAAAAGAAACAATATCATATAATAAAATTCAATTAATAAATAATGATATATTATTTCATGATAATTATGATAATCAAATAAGATATTATGTAAATGATTTACGTAAATATTTTAATAATAATGAAATAAAAAATTTTAATATTTATATTGCATTTGGAGATATTAATGTTAAAATGAAAAAATATTGTTTTACAAAATCAAGACCAATAGATTTAATAAATAATTTTAATATATTATTAAACTTAAATACTCCAAGACATTGGAAAGGTTTAGATGATGTAACAAATTTTGATATACCTTTTGATAAAAAAAATAATAAAATTATATGGAGAGGAACTACAACAGGTAATAAACGAGTAAAATTTGTAGAAAAATATCAAAATCATCAAAATGAGGATATTGATATAAAATTTAGTAATTTATGTCAAAATGTTATTGATAATAATTATATATTAAGTATATTATCGATTAAAGAACAATTACAATCAAAATTTTTAATTTCAATTGAAGGAAATGATGTTGCAACAAATTTAAAATGGATTTTATATTCTAATTCTGTAGTGATAATGCCAAAACCAACAATATGTAGTTGGATAATGGAAGATAAATTAATATCAGGAACTCATTATATAGAAATTAAAAGTGATTATAGTGATTTAGAAGAAAAATACGAATGGTGTTTAAATAATTTAGAAGAATGTAAAAAAGTAGCTGAAGCTGGTAAAAAATATATTGATCTATTTTTAAATCAAGAAAATGAAAAAAAAATAACAAATAAAATTATTGAAATATATTGTAAAACTATAAAAATAAAATATAATTAATTTGATATAGAGAAAAAAAGAAATATTTTAATAATGGACTTTTATGAAATTTTAGAATTAAAACCAAATGCTTCAGAACAAGATATAAAAAAAGCATATTATACATTATCAAAAAAATATCATCCTGATAAATGTAAAAATGAAAATGCTACTTCAAAATTTCAACAAATAAATACAGCTTATCAAATATTAATGGATGATAAGATAAGAGAAAAATATTTAAAAATGGATAATATAGAAAAAACAAATTTTCAGAAAATTTTAGAAAATATATTTTTAAATAAATTAAAAGTAGATGAATTAAAAAATGTAGGTATTAGTTTATCAAAAAAAGATTGGGAATATTTACAATCTAATTTTACTTCTGTTATGAATTCAATTAATTTTAAGGAATTATTTAATTTATTTTTAAATGGTGATATTCCAGATAAAAAAATAAATAAATGTATTAATTGTTCAGATTCTGATAATAATTGTTGGGATGAAACACAAGCAGAATATTATTATGATTTACCAATTAATTTTTTACGACATAATAAATTAGATATTAAATTAAATATTAATATTTCACTAAATGAAATCTTAGAAAAAAATAAAAAAAAAATTAAAATAAAAAGAAAGTTTGAAGATGAAGAATCCAAAACTATTTTTATATTTTCAATAAATAAACCATTTATAATTTTTAATCAAGGAGGTGATATGGATGATGGAGAATATGGTAATTTAATTATTCAATTAAATTTACCAAATAATTTTATATGGAAAGAAAATATAATTGTTTATAATTATCCGATAACATTATACCAAATGGTATATGGTTTAGATATAAATGTTGATGTTGGAAAAAAAATAGAATATAATAATTGGGTGCCAAGTAGAGATGGATTTTTTATAAATGTTGATAATATAAATATAAAAAATCATTATTTTGGAATTAAATTAAGTTTAGACTTTGAACATTCTGAAGAAAAAGAAGAAATTCTTAAAATTATGTTTAACTAAAATTAAAAATTTTTTCTAATTATAAATAAATGGATGAATTTTCAAATAAATATTTACATTATTTTAATCAAAGAAGAGATAGAAATATTAAATTTGATTTTATAAAAAAAGAAAAAAGAAAAATTAAATTAGAAAACATAAATTATAAAATACAGTTATATAAAATTCCAAAAAATAAAATAGAAGAATTACTTAATTCACCATGGGTTTATCATGAAGTTATTAATAATTTAGAATCGTTAGATATAAATTATAAAATAACATGGTATTATAAAACAACACATACTATTTATTTAAAATGTAGAAAAGAAAAATATATTGGTTTTAGTAAAAGAATTAATATTTTATTAAATATAATAAACTATTTATATGATTTAAAAAAATATAAAGAAAATAAACCTATTAATATATATTTATTATTATCACCTCTTAAAAAAAATTTTGATATTGACATAGAAATTGGACCTAAAAATATAAATAGTGGTTATACTGATTTTAAAAAAAATATTATATTAATATGGAGAGAAGAAGAATTTGAAAAAGTAATTTTTCATGAATTAATACATTATTTAGATTTAGATAATAGAGGTATACTTTTTGATGATAGAGGTTTACCTCATAAAATAAATGATTTTAAAAGTTATTATGAAGCTATTACCGATTTTTGGGGAATAATTTATCATCTAATATATATTTCATTAATAACAAATTGTTCTATTAATAGTTTATTACAATTAGAATTTAAATTTATAGAAAATCAAGCAAATTTAATGAATGATTTTTTTAATTTAAATGATTGGAATTATAAAAAAAAAATAAATCAACAAAGTCCAGCATTTAGTTATTTTATTGTAAAATATTTGATATTTAATAAAATATTAAAATATAATGATATTACATTATTAGATAATCCATATGAATTAATAAAAAATATTTTATCTGAAAAATTTAAAACAAATGAATTTATTAAATTACCACCACGAATGACATTAATTCAATTATAAATAATTAAGATTTTGGAAACGCTTCGTCATAAATTTCTTTAAGAAATGTTTGAAATTGTTTAAAATTTAATTCATAATCTTTATTTTTACCAAAAAATTTAGCTGTATCCTTATCAAAAGTTATATTTTGACCATTTGTTAAATTATCACTTTTAAATTTATTATAGAGTAAACTTCCTACTTTTGGGCGAGCCATTTGTATTTCATTATCAAGATTAAGATATTTTATTAGTTTAGATGGAACAGGTCCTTCCTTATTAAAACCACTGGAACTAGTTCCTTTACGTTTAGGTTTTTTAGAACCATTTTTTATACCTTCTTCTACAGATTTAGATAAAAGTGCATTAATACGTGATAATTGTTTTATAAGTTCACCACGAGTTTTTTCATTTTTATGTAAATTTTCTTGAAAAAGTTTATGTTCATTCTCATTTTTTTTCAAGTCTGTAGTTAATTGTGTTAATTCATCAATATTCTCTTGCCAAGTTTTTTTAATTTTTTTTTCTTTTACTGATTTTTTAACATTTTCTGATTCTTCGTCTTCTGATTCTTCATTTTCTGATTCTTCATTTTCTGATTCTTCTTCTGAATCTTCTTCTGATTCTTCGTCTTCTGAGTCTTCTTCTGATTCTTCAGGTTCCTTGGTTTCAGGTTCCTTAGTTTTTGATTCTTTAGTTTTTAATTCTTTAGTTTTTGATTCTTTAGTTTTTACTTCTTTGTTAATAGTAATAGTATTATCATTCTTTTTAGGAGCCATTAAGTGTATAAAATGTCTAAAATGTCTAAATAAAAACTAATTCTATCAATTTTTTTTGAATAATATATTTTAATTATTCAAAAGAAACAACAATTTTAACATTTTTTTTTTCAATATTTGTTGGTATTAATAATAGTTTTTTAAATGGTTCATAAGTTAATTTATCTTTATTTTTAAATTGTTTTGATATTTTTATATATTTTTTATCAGACTTGTATTTTTTATTCATATCATTAAAAATTTCTTCTTTATTATCTAAAACATAATCATAAATTTTTTTTGAAATAAACCATTTGAAAAAATTTAATTGTCCTATAGTTGTTATAATACAAGTATCTTTCATAAAAAAAGGGATTCGAATACCTCTACTAAATGGGTCAAAATGAGTTTTTTGTAAATGTTTTAATTGATTTTTATAATCATAATAAATATTTATAATATTTTCTTTTTCATTATCAATTAATTTAAAATTACATTTATTATATTTAGAATATTTAGTTACAAAATGGTCGATTAATCTAATTGATACTTGAGATTCTCCTAATACTAAATTAATAAATTTTTGAGCGTTTTCATTATCATTATAAAATTCTTCATTACCTTTTAATTTTAAAACTTCTTGTGATGAAAGTTGAATTATTTTTAGCATTTCTGTATTTTTTTTACGTGCTTCAGACATATTAACATCTTCCATTTATATTTATTTAATGTAATAATTTCTTTATAATGTTTTATATTGAAACTATTTAAAATTATCCCGTTCTAAAAGTGCTGTTAGAGTAATACTATTTTGTAAATTATCATTTTCTTTTTTTTTTATAGACTCTTCTTCAGAATCTGATAAATTTTTTAAAGTTTCTTCTTCAGATTCAGATATTTTTTTTAAAGTTTCTTCTTCAGATTCAGATGAAGTTTCTTCAAAATCTGATAATTTTTTTAAACTTTCTTCTTCAGATTCAGATATTTTTTTTAAAGTTTCTTCTTCAGATTCAGATGAAGTTTCTTCAAAATCTGATAATTTTTTTAAACTTTCTTCTTCAGATTCAGATATTTTTTTTAAAGTTTCTTCTTCAGATTCAGATGAAGTTTCTTCAAAATCTGATAATTTTTTTAAACTTTCTTCTTCAGATTCAGTTAAACTATCTTCTTCAGAATCTGATAAATTTTCTTTTTTAGAATCTGATAAATTTTCTTTTTTAGAATCTGATAAACTTTTTTCTTCAGAATCTGATTTTTTTAAAGTTTCTTTTTCAGATTCAGTTGAACTTTCTTTAGAATCTAGTATTTTATTTTCTGAAGAAGTTAAACTTAAATTATTTTTTGACATTAAATCTAATTGTTTAAGATTATAATTAATTTGACTTGATGTTTGTTTTTCATTAGATTTATTATTTTTTGTTTGTTTTAAAAATAAATTATGTATATCACTATCTGGAATTTCTTCATTAGAATCAGAATCTTCAAGAAAATTATAATTTGATTTAATTTGTTTATCTTTAAATGAAAAAACATGTGGTCTTAAAAATAAATAAAATGTTTTATTTTCATTATTTATTATAATAGAATGAATTTCTAATAATATTTTAACCCACCAATCTTTTAAAACATCATTAATATTAATTTGTTTATTATTTTCTAATAATATAGATTCAAATTTAATAGTTTTTATTATTTTTAATTTTATAACTCCTTTTTTATATTTTTCGGAATCTTTAACAATCGTTTTAAAAAAATATGACATATTATTTTCATTAAACCATAAATTTACATTATTATTTGCATCTTCTACAATTTTAGAATCAAGGTTTTTTAAAAAATCAATTAAACTATTTTGTTTATTTTTTTCTTGAGTTATTAAAGGAATTTCTAATTCATAATAGTCATCGGTAATTTTTATAGGTAAATTATCATTTAATAAAGTCGGGCATTGAAAAACTAATGGTTTGTTTTCATAATCAATATAAACTTGTTTTTTATTATCTAAATTTTTAATTTTAAAATAGTTTATTTTATTTAAATTAATTTCTTGTAGTCGTAATACTCTAGAATTCATATTAAAAATATATGATATATTTTTATAAAGAAATACGCATAAAATAATTTATAATTTAATTTTTAGCTTTGCTACCACGTCCAGTAGTTTTAGCTACTGATTTCTTAATTGGTGGTGGTGGTTTTTCTTCATTACTGTCTTCATTACTGTCATCAGATTCAACTTGTGCTACTTTTTTAACAGGTTTAGGTTTTTCTTCTTCGCTATCATCATTATCAGATTCAACTTGTGCTACTTTTTTAACAGTTTTAGGTTTTTCTTCTTCGCTATCATCACTATCATCAGATTCAACTTGTGCTACTTTTTTAACAGTTTTTGGTTTTTCTTCTTCGCTATCATCACTATCATCAGATTCAACTTGTGCTACTTTTTTAGGAGATTTAGGTTTTTCATCGCTATCATCAGATTCAACTTGTGCTACTTTTTTAGGAGATTTAGGTTTTTCATCACTATCATTATTATCTGATTTTACTTTTTTAGTAGGAACAGGAATAGGAACATTTGGTAAATTATTTGTTTCTTCATCACTGTCTAGAAAAGCATCAGAATTCATATAATCTTTATATAATGAATTACTTTTAGTAGGAGGTTCTACTTCTGCTTTCATAATTTTAAAAGTGGCACCCCATATAGGGTCTTTCTTAGTAAGAGGTTGCGCCCAAATTTTTACAAATCGAATAATTATACGAATGTTGCTATTCCAACAAACTTCGCGTGCAAAATCATCAATAGTTTTAATTTCTTGTAATTCAGTGCGAATACGTTTGTTATCAATCAATTCAGAACGATATAATTTAGTTTTAACTTCTCCAGTAGTATAATCTGTATCAATTTTTACTTTCATATAAGGATATTTAGGGATAGTAGATTTAGATAATTTCTTTTTAGAAATATCATCGTTATCTTCGTCCTCATTTAATACAGGTTTGCGATAAATAGGTACATAACCTTTAATGTATTTCTCATATTTTTTACCAAAAAGATGTTCACAAAATTTTTTAGATGAAAATAATTCATCTAATTTTATTAACATCTTGATAAGTTCTGCTGATTCAGGAATATTATCGTCTAGAGGAATTTTAATAAATGCGCGTTCAGAATCATTTTTAAAGAATTTTTCATCCATTTTAGGCACACCATAGTTTACAATACGAATCCAAGGAAATTGAATTACAAGTGGTTGATGATTATATTCTAAATATGCGATTCTTTGTCCTTTAGAACGTTCATTATCTTGAATTTCAGTGGAAGACATACGTTCTGTATCAACATCGGTGTATTTAATAGTAAAATCTTTAATAGTATTAATAGACATTAACATATAAAAAGTTAACATCAATATATAAATAAATCAATTTTTTACAATAAGTTGTAAATCACTAACATGCAATGGTTTTTGATAATAATCAAAATGTTCATATGGTGGTTTATCATTATTAATTAAATAATGATAATTAATATGAGTAATAATTTTATCTATTCTTGCTGGATTTGAAAACATTTGAAATAAAACTAAACCATTATTATCTAGAGTGACTGTTGATGTTTTATTTTTATTATTACATTTAATATAAATAGCTTCTTTTATATCATTAATAGAATATAATTTATCAGGAATAGATAACCACTCTAAAAGTTCTAAAGAATATTTGTTTTTCTTATTCATTTTAGGAAGCATACTATACTAAAATTAATATATAAAATTATTTTTAAACAATTTTTATTAAAAATAAAAACTTTAAATGGTTTAAAGACTATAATTAAAATATAAATATGGATAGCAAAAAAAGTTTTGAAGGTTTAAACCTAAACGAAAATTTAATTAAAGGAATATATTTATATGGTTTTACACAACCATCACCAATTCAAATTAAAGGTATTGAATCAATTAATACTGGAAAAGATTGTTTATTACAATCTCAATCAGGAACTGGAAAAACAGCAACTTATTTATTAGGTGTATTAAATCAAATTGAAATAAATTCTAAAAATCAATGTATTATCTTAACACCAACAAGAGAATTAGCCGAACAAGTTTATGATGTGGCTATTAAATTAGCTAAAATGACAGAAATTACAATTCAAAAATCAGTAGGAGGAACTAATATTAAAGATTCAAAAGATGATTTAAAAATTGCTAATTTAGTTATTGGTACATTAGGTCGAATTCATCACATGATTACTGATAAAATAATTTCTATTCATTCATTAAAAATATTAGTATTAGATGAAGCAGATGAAATGCTAACAGACGGAATTACAGATAAATTAAATTTTATTTTTGAAAAAATACCATCTGGAATACAATCTATTTTAATTTCTGCCACATTAAATACAAATGTTTTTACAGTAAGTAAAAAATTATTAATTGAGCCTATTAAAATTCTTCTTAAAAATTCAGAAGTTGCAGTAGACTTAATTAGTCAATTTTATGTTGAAATTGATACAGAAGATTTAAAATTTGATACTATTATGGACTTGTATAGTATTGCATCAACATCACAAACTATTATATTTTGTAATACTATTAGAAAAGTTGATTGGTTAAAAGAAAATTTAGAAAAAAATAACTTTACAATAACTTGCATACATAGTAAAATGAATCAAAACGAAAGAGATAGTATTGTTAAAGAATTTAGAGAAGGAAAAACTCGTTTATTATTAACAACTGATTTACTTGCTAGAGGTATAGATATTCCTGATGTTAATTTAGTAATAAATTATGACTTACCACCAAATAAAGAAACATATATTCATAGAATTGGTCGGTGTGGTAGATTTGGTAAAAAAGGTGTTTCAATTTCATTAGTAAAAATAGATGATCAATGTGATATTAAAAATTTACAAAGAATGAAACAAATTTATAATATTGATATTAAAGAAATGCCCAATGATATAGAAAAATATTTATAAAATTAATTAATATTAGAAATAAAATTAATTAAAATTGTATTACATTTGTTAAATGATCTCCTTGAATATCAGTATTATAATTTATTGGTGAATAATATAAATGTGGCATAAAATCAAACATATTTATTTTATCAAATGCACATGTATATACATAATCTATTGCTTCAAATTTAATTATTTTTTTTTTTTTAACAAATGAAGTAGAAATAATTTCCATTAACTTTTTACAAATACTCTTTTTAATAACATACGAAAAAGTACCTCTATTCCAATTAAAATTTTTATAAATCATTTGTTTTCTTTTAATTAAATTTGGATTATCTTGTTTTTCAAACATTAAATTAAAATTATCTGAATATCTACAATCAAAACTTGAATCATATCTACCACCTAAATATATAAAATCAACATCATAATTTGACAAATTTATTTTTTTAAATTCATTATATTTTTTATCAAAATCATCACAATAAAAAATATCATCTTCGTATATTCCAACATAATCATTATCGTCAATATCTTTATTATTTATTATTTCTTGTAATACCATTAAATGAGACATTAAACATCCTAATACACCTTTTGGAACACTTAATTTAATTTGTTTCATAAATCTAAATATAATATGATTTTCAAGTCCAAATCTTTTAATTTCATTTTCATAATCAAACCCATCAAAAGCAGCAAATCTAATAAAATTTTCTTCTTTTAAAATAGTTTGATTCTTATTTTTTAAAAATTGTTCCCATCTATCAGGACGCCTTGTTAAATTTATAACATAATTAATTTGATGCATTATATTTAATAATTACATTACTTTTAAATATATTATAAAATAATGTTATATTATGTATTACTAGTATTAAGTATGAATTATTTTATAATATATTTAAGTTTGATATGTTATAATTAAAGTTAAAAAAATAATAGTTATTAATTAAGTATTATATATTACTTTTACAACACATCATAAATCTCAACAGGGTGAGTGGGTGGCCGAAACACGATAATTCTATCAATGGGTCCTCCCCATACAATATCATCTAACATATTCCTAAAACCACCATCAATGTGAAAACCACTACGAATGTTTTGTTGTTCGGCAAACGACATAGCTCCCCAATAACCTAATGCTTCTCTCATTAGTTTATTATAATCACTAAAAATAGGGGTTCTACTATTAATTTCATTTCGAAACTCATTACTATTATTTGGATTAACACTTGATGCATATAATACCCTTTCTTCATGAGTCCAATAATAATATGTATTGTTTAGAACAGACAACACCCGAGCAAAATTAGGAATGATATTAATATTAAGTATATTACAAATATAAGGACTATATATATCACTTGAATTGTAAGAAAATAATTCATTTTGTCTTGATGAATGAGGCAAAACGTTTTCCGGACGCATGCGATAGATTCTTTGTTCTTCAGATGACATAATTTCCCATAAACCTACCATTTCTCTTATTTGTATATTAAAATCCCTACAAATACGGTCATTAATACTAATATTATTTCGATATTCTTCAGGAGAAAGGGGATTAACACTATTTACATGTAGCTCTCTTTGTTCTGGTGTCATATTGTCTAGCGTATATTCTGCTGCTAATAAAGCAGTATCAAAATTAGTAATACGAATATTATTAGTAATACCATCATACGGCTCACCAATAGTATCAACTTCATATGGCTCATCAATAGTATCGTCCACATTAGTACTACTAGTAGTAGTATTAGTATGTATGTCATATAAACTTTGTAAATTATTTACTAACCTTAAATAAATATTATCTGGTAAATGTGAAATACCTTCTATTTCATCCACTGTAGCTCTTAATATTGTTAAAAATCTTGTATCTGGGTTAGGAGGCATTTTGCATTTAAATTATTAACTATTGTTGATTATAAAAAATATATTTTTCAATTTTTTTATATTTTTTACAATATAATGTTGATATAATTTTTTCAAATTATATAAAAGACTTAATCAATTTGTTTTATTAATAATAAAAATAAATAAATAATTAAAAAAAATAATTAAAGATTAATTTTTTCATATGTTATATTTACTTCATCTATCCAAGAATAATTATGTATAACATTTTCTCGATCGCCTACTAAAACATGTCCTTTAAAACACTCACTACAATAATGAGTTCTAACTGTGTAAAATTTATTGTTAATTATTATTTTTGTTTCATTTAATGCAAGTTGGTAATTATGTTCATAATAATAGTCATCTTTACGATAATGGCGACGAAACACATCTTCTGTATACTCTTGACAATAATAATTAGCACAACACATACGAGAAGTAAATAGTCCAAACTTTTTAGACAACATTTTTTTAGCAATAAATATTTGTTTAGTAATATCAAACGAAAAATTTTTCATAATATTATACATTAATTTACAAGTCATTTTAGTTCTTACACGATTGATACTTTGTAGGTAATCAATAATCATTTGAATAATATCATTTGGTAAGTCGCATATCATTTTTTAGTTATCTTTTATAAATAACAATTAAAATAAGTAATTCACAATTTTTTACATAAAATGGTTAAAACATTAATTAAATGATACATTTGGTTCAAAAGACCATCGATAATTATGTGTAACATTTTCTCGTTCTCTTACCAAAACATATTTTTTAAAACATTCACAACAATAAGGAGAGACAACATTATAAATTTTATTATTAATTATCATTTTTGTTTTTCCTAAAGATTCTTGATGTGTATGTTGCCAATATAATATATTATAACAATAATAACGATAAAACACATCCTCAGTTTCTTCACAACAATACTTATTAACACAATACTTTTGTGAATTAAATATGCCAAAATTTTTAAACAACATTTGTTTAGCAATATCAAACGGATGATATTTAATAACTTTATACATTAACTCACAAGTCATTTTAATTTTTACACGGTTAATACTACGTAGGTAACCAATAATAATTTGAATAATATCATTTGGTAAATCACAAAAAGTTATAGCATGTATCATTTAATTTTTATTTATTAATACTTTATAAAAAAATATTACAATTTTTTTATAAAATATAGTTATTATATAATTATAATTTTGGTATGAAAAAATCGGGTTGATTAATTCCATATTTAATAATATCATTAAGAATAGAATCTTCTTCTAATGGTAAAAATGTTACACGCCCACCAGCTTCATCTGCTGTATATTCAGAATTTTCTAATTTATATGTATCTAATAAAATATCAAAACATCCGGTTCCACCTGGTATAACTCGTCCTAACATAACATTAGACGAAATTGATTTTATAGTATCTTTTTCATTAAAAATAGCAGCATTAATAAAATGATCCATTGTTTGTTCAAATGATGCGCGAGCTAATGGGTCTGATTCTAATTTAGATAAACCGTGTCTATCTATAGATGTAGTTTCACCATTATGAGTCATCATATCAACTAATACTGATAAATGGTTGCTATTTATTTTATCACCTAATACTTTAAAGTATTCAATCATTAATATTTGTCTTGTTGCTTCAATACCATAATTTCTATATATAGTGAAAATATCATTTACTGAAATTTTTAAATGATTAATACCTTTCATATATCTTAATTTTTCCAAGTTAATACCATTTGTTGTTACAACAAATTCTTTTTCAACATTAGATGCACCTGTATCTTCATTAAATACTAATACACGTTGTTCTACTATATTAATATCATTTATACCATCAATACCTTTCAATGTAATTTCTTCTAATACAATATTAAGAAAATCTACTAATATTTGATAGTTAAAAGAGGACATTGAAAATCTAATGTGAATAATTTGCTCTTTATCAGCAGTGCTATTACTTAAAATAGCACATCTACTAATTTTATTAAAAATATCTTTCTCATTTTTCTTCATTGTTTTGGTATTATTATAATTTTTATGCCAAAATGAATAAAATTTAGTTTTAATATCAAGTAATGTTGTTTCTTTATCCAACATTTTTTCTAAATTCATTTTAAGTCTAAAAACAAATGGTAAAGAAGCTAAATCTGCTTTTTGATTATTTATGAAAAAAGGTGATGATACATTATCAGATGATAACTTTTTATCAGTTCCTACATCATAATAAATTTCTGCTGAATCAATTAATTGGCCGATAGATAAGTATTTGAAATAAGATGCGATTTTATTAACTGAAATTCTTTCACTTCTGATATCATCATTAAAATATACTAACATTTGTGGTGTTTTAATATATTTACTAAAAGATAAAAGTTCAATAATACGAGACACACCAGATACTGCATTAGATTTAGAAGCTACACCGGCAAAGTGTTTAGTATTCAAGTTAAGCTGTGTAGTTGGTTCACCAATTGATTGAGCTGCAAGAATACCAACCATCTCACCTGGTTCAGCAATTGATTTAACAAAACTTAATTTAATTTCTTTCCATAACTCTTTTAATTTTGCTTTTGATAATCCATATTCAAAAATGCATTTATTTGGTGATAAATATTCATATAATGCAATTTCTAAAATATATTTTAAAGATTTATCATCTTCAATTAAACGTTTTATACCTCTAGTTGCACCAGGTAATAATTTAGTTTCTGATGAAGTTAAAAATTCTTCAATACTATCTTCAATATCTTTTGGTTGTAATTCTAAGTTTTCTCCTTTTGTTGAATAGTCCTGAGTAATACGAAATAAGTTAACTGGAATCATAAACTTTTCTTCCATAGTTTTAAAATTCATTAATACTTTGCATTGAATCATTCTCATTTCATCTCTATAATTTCTCATTTTTTCTAAATACTTATCATTCATTTTCTTCAAATCTTTCATTTTTATTTTATGTTTCTTTTCTATTTTTTTAAATTGGTCTTCAGTAAAACCAAATGTCTTTTTAATATTTTCATTATCCATTTCCATTATAGATAATTTAACTTCTGATTGACATGCTTGATTAATACCATTTTCACCATAAACATATTGAATAATAACTCCTCTAGAGTTTCTATTAGTGCCATCATATTTAATACTCAAGTCTTCTAAACCCTTAATAAGTTTTCTTTGAATATAACCAGTTTGAGCAGTTTTAATAGCAGTATCAATAAGACCTTCACGACCAGCAGAAGTGAAAATAAATGCTTCATAGCCTTTAAGACCATCTAATAAAGATGAACGAGTAAAACCTCTTGCTTCTGGTGTATCATCATCTTTATGAAAGTATATTAAAGAACGACCTTCTACTTTTTTAAGAATTCGTCTACCTTCTAAAGATTGTTGTCCAATACAACCCATAATTTGTTGCAAGTTAGTTTCTGAACCTTTTGCACCAGATTGCATTAAAGCCCAATAAGAATTAGATACATTTAAAATTTTTTTTAAAGTTGCTCCAACATCACTACCAATTGCATTCATTTGTGAATATAAACTATTTTCAATAATAGCAGAAGAAATTTGTTCATCATCATTTTCATATTGTGTTAAAATATATTTATTTTCTAATACAACATTGTCTAATACTTTTTTAATTTGTTCTTCAGAAGTTTTATCTAAAAATGCATCTTTAAAACTAACTGTCATACCTCTTTGTAATAAAAAATTAAGTACTAATTTTTGAACATCGTCAATAAACCGTCTTGTTTTAGTTGGACCATATTTATCCCATACAAAATGAATAATTGTATTCTTTACTGTAGATAAAGATGATTTATCTAATATACCTTTTAATAAATTACCATCTTTAATTTGAAAAATAATTTCTCCTTTATCATTTTTTTTAATATTATTAATTCCTGATGGAATAATATGTGAAAAAATTTCTTGTCCTGTATATTCTTTATTCATTTCAATATTTTCTTTAGTTTCAGAGGATGTATTTGCTAAAATATTTGCAACATGACAACCTTTAATTTTAATATTTGATTGTGTTAATAAGAATGCACCAGCTAATGCATCTTGTTGACAACCAATAATTGGATTTGAATCTTTTACACCAATAATTTGATATTTAACGTTTGCAATACGCTTAAGTTCATTACGAGCTTGAATTGATTGTGGCATGTGAATATTCATTTCATCACCATCAAAATCAGCTCCATATGGTTTACAAACTGATACATTTACTCTAAAAGTATTTATATCATCTATATCTAATACGTGAATTTCATGTGCCATCATAGATGGTTTATGTAAAGTTGGTTGACGATTAAAAAGAACAAAATCACCATTAACAGAGTGTCTTTCAACAATATCACCAATATTTAATATAATAGATTTTTTTCTATATTTCAAATCAATTTTTTGTTCTTCTATTTTACCATCACGATAATTAACTCTTAATACAAAATTAGCACCAGGATAAATATCTCTACCATTTTTAATTAAACTAGATAAATATTTTATATTAAATGGTGTTACTTCTTCAGGAATTGTTAGTTCCATTGCAATTTTCTTTGGAACACCCAATTGATCTATATTAATATAAGGATCGGGTGTAATTACAGAACGACCTGAAAAATCTACACGTTTACCTAATAAATTACTTCTAACACGACCTGTTTTACCTTCAATACGGTCAGAAATACTTTTAGTTGGATTACCTGTTTTAAATTCAGAACGAGGTAATTTTATTGTTCCATTATCTTGGAAGGTTGCTACATGATATTGTAATAGTGCATTTGCTGTATTTGAATAATTACCAATATCATTTTTAATAGTTTCTTTATCTATTTGTGCTCTCAACCGTTTATTTGCTGTTACAATATCTGAAATTTTTAAAGTTAAAGCATCTTCCATAGTAGAAAATACATAAAAGTCTATACGAGAAGTAGGTCGAATAATAACTGGTGGAACTGGAAATCTACTAATAATTAAATCTTCTGGTCTCGATGATTTAGGATTAAACCCTAAATGTACACAATCTGAATCAGAAATATTTCTTAAAACCTTATAACAATCTCTTGGTGTTAAAATCTCTGTAATTTTTTTTGTTTCTTCTAATATTTCACCTGTTTTTTCATTAGTTATTTGAATACCTATTTCACGTTCTATAATTAAACTAATTGAAATTTTAGTAGCATTAATTTCTTTTCTAATTTTAGGAACAGGTGTACCACAATTCCAACAGAAATTTATATTTTTTGTTAAATTTTTAATTTCTTTAAATCTTGCTTCAGAACGTTTATTAATATTTTTTTTAAATTGGTCGTTAGTTTTTTCAACTAATATATTTGAACATTTAATACAAATACATTGTAATAATGATTTAAGATGATCGAGAAAACCATAATGAAAAACTTGTTCTGCAAGCTCAATATGTCCAAAGTGTCCAGGACAATCCATATAATTTAAACCACAAGTGGTACAATTTAAATAAGGATCACATGTTCCCATTCTTAAATCGACTAAACCACCTTTTTTTGGTTCATAATTTTCATATGATTCTGCCAAGTTAATTCCAAAAGGATCTGAACTTACTGCCGAATAATTTTTAATTTCTTTATTTGTAAAGACATTAAATTCTATATTTATAATTTTCTTAATTTCTTCAACATAATATTTGGATTCTATAGACATTTATTTATATTAATATAGATATCTTTATATAAAATTTTTAAATCAATTTTTACTTAATTATAAATAATCTTAATATTTTTAATATTATTCGTTTTTATATTATAAAATAATATATCTAATAGCTTATAAATGATAGATAAAATAATTACAGATTTTGTAAAAAAAACGTCAATTGAAATTAAAAAAAAAAAAAATAAAGATTTAATTGAAAAAAAAATAGTTAAACCTGTTTTAAAAAATTTTAGTGAACGTATATATCCTTATGTATCTTTACTATTTATTATGTATTCTATAAATTTAGTTTTAATCATAATAATTTTAATATTAATAATAAGTTATAATAAAAAGAGTGATTTATAAATTTCTAAATTTATTATAATGAAAATAATAAATTTAATAATAATATTTATTTTTTTACAATATTTAATTCCTTTATTAGATTTAAAAAATATTTTAATAGATCCTTATTTAATTAATATATGTATTTCTTTAATAATAGGTTTAATACAATTTATTTATAATTATATTAAGTCTTTTGTTTATAAAAAAGAAATTACTTTTACAGAAAATAAAACAGATTCTTTATATAAATCAGTTAGTGTATTAGTTGGTTTTATTTTATTTTATTTTATTAAAGATAGATATCGTGATTTATTTTCTAATTCAGAATATAAGGAATATTTTACCTCTTTATTTATTACATTATTAATTACTTTTTTTATTTTAATAAAATGTTTAATAACTCCATAAAAATTAATTTTTTCTAACATACATTATAATGAAAACTGTTGTATCTTTAAAAGACTTGATAAAATATGTAATTTTTATAAGTATTGTGTATACATTAATGATAATAATACCTTCTCAAAAAATAATTACAAAAGATTTAATTCTTATAGTTTCTATTATTTTTATTGGTTTTGTTTTAATGGATTGTTTATGTTCTAATTCTGAATTATTTACTAATATTAATAATACTCAAAATGAACCTTTTATGTTATCTAATATTGTTGATTATAAAAATTACGATAAATCAAATATTGTATCTGATATGATCCATAAAATAAATGAAGATAAATCTTATATGTTATCTAATGTGAGTAATAAAATAAATGAAACTAAATCTAATATAGTTGATAAAATAAATGAAACTAAATCTAATATAGTTGATAAAATAAATGAAATTAAATCTAATATAGATGATAAAATAAATGAGGAAAAACCAATTCCTATTAAATCTAATGAATTAAATGAAACAACTACTGTAAAATATATGAATTTATTAATTGATGATTTACGCGAACATAATGTATTAAATAATACTGATATTGAAAATATTAAAGCTAAAATGAATAGTAAAATATTAACTGATGATGAAATAATAGTTGGATTAGAAAAATTAATATTAACAACAAAGGCTAAACAAAAAAAAGAACCAGAAAGTGAATATATTTTTGGTAATGTTTCATCTGATTTATATAAACCTTTAGGTAATTTAGAAATTCATAAATGGGATGAAGGTTATAATATGTTAAATACAAATAAATGGCAAATTCCTATGCCAAGACCTCCTGTATGTATAAATACAACACCCTGTAAAGTATGTCCGGATACGGATGATACTTATCCTCTTAAATTAGCTTTATGGGATAATTCAAGAAAAATAAGTAATACCGAAATAAGTAAAAATTGGGCTAATAAACAAATTGACCCTAATGAAAATATAGTTTAATTTATATAATCTTTTATCATATTATAAACTATTGGTGAATATCTACATTTTTTAAATTTTACATTGTAATATATTTTAGATAGTTTTTGTGCTTGTTTCCATTCTATATTTTTTTCTTCTAATTTTTTAATTATTTCTATTCTATAATTAAATTGTTCGTCCGATTCACAAAGATATTGTAAAATATCAACATCTTTATTTAAATATTTAATTTGGTGTATTTGAGATTCCATTACTATTAATATATTGTTATAAATTTCATTTTATAACAATTTTTTTCGTTTATTAAATTTTTTAATTTAATCTATAATAATGACAACTGTTTTTGGAATAGATTTAGGAACAACTAATACGGTTATATCCTATTTTGAGGAAAATAAATCCAAAATATTAACCGATGGTGCATTTAAATTAATACCATCAAAAATATATATTTCTCCTGATAATAAAATCTATTGTGGTAATTATATACCAATAGGTGCAAAGAATATTATTAATTCTTTTAAAGTTAATATTGGTAAAGAATATAATTTAATTAGAAATAATAAAGAATATAATATAAGTGATATTTTGAATATTTTTATTAATTATATTAAATCATTAATACTTAAAAAATTTCCAGAATTAATAGAAATTGAAGCAGTTATAACTGTCCCTTCAAATTTTTCAGATACACAACGTGAAATTATTAGAGAAGCATTCATTAATAATAATTTTTTAGTTATTCGTATTATTAATGAACCTTCAGCTGCTTCTTTAGCATATGGGTTAAATCAAGTAGGTGAAAATAAAATAATGGTTATTGATACAGGTGGTGGCACTATGGATATAACAATATTAGAAAAAGAAGATAATTTTTTTCAAGTACTTCATAGCGAAGGATTAAACGACTTGGGTGGTGATAATTTTACAAATATTATTGTTAATTATATTATTGATAAGTTAAATATATCAGAGATATCAAAAGAGTCTTTATTTTATACTGCCCAAAGAATTAAAGAAAAATTATCATATCAAGAACATTATATAACAAATTTTAAAAATGTTAGAATTGAATTATCATTAAAAGAATTTAATAAATTATCAAGTAAATTACTTCAACGAGTTGATGATTTATTATCAAATATAATTAAAACTTATGAAGGAATAGAATATTTTATTCTTGTTGGTGGTTCAAGCAAGATGAAAATATTACAAGATAAAATTTATGATATAACTGGAAAAAAACCTTGGTGTCATCCAAATTTAGAAAGTGTGGTATCAGAAGGTGCCGCATTATATGCAGGTATTATTAAAGGATATTATAAATCTGAAAAAAATGTTTTATTAGTTGATGTTTTACCTCTATCTTTAGGAATTGAAACAGTTGATGGTAATTTTTCAATTATTATACCAAAAAATACTCCTTTACCAGCAAAACGTTCTCAAAAATATACAACAGATACACCTGGAGACTCAACTATTAAAATAAAAATATATCAAGGAGAAAGAAAAATAGCAAATAAAAATACATTAATTGGTGAAATTGAATTTAATAAAGTATCATTAACAGGTATGCCAATTATTGAAATTATTTTTAGAGTTGATTTAAATGGTATAATTAATGTTATAGTTTTAGATAAAAAATCAGATTCTGAATTAAATATATTATTAAAAGATATACCTAAATACGATCAAAATACTCTTCATAAAATTTTAGAAGATGCTGAATTAAATAATGAAATGGATGATAAAATGGTAACTAAATTACAAAGAATTTATATAATAAAAACTAAAATAGAAAATGCTTTAATTAACTTGAATATAAATGAATTATTATCAGAAGAAACTAAAAAAGAAATTCAATTAGAATTAAATACTATTGAAGACGATTTAGAACAAAAATCAAATACTGAATTATTAGAAATTATTCATAAAATAGATGAAAAATATTCATGTTTAACAAAAACTAATAATTTATCAGATAATGATGAACATAATGATAAAAAAATGGATGATTTGGAAAAAGTATTATTTAATGAATTAAAAGCAGATATTATTAGAAGAGCTAATTTATTATTAGCACAAAATCCTGATTGGTCTGACTTTATTAAGCCATTATTAGAAAAACTGGAACTATCTAATTTTACTACTGAATATTTACAGGAAAAATTAATAGTTTTAAAAGAATTACAAGATAACGATGAAGATTTTAAAAGAGATTATAAAGAAGAATTAAAAAATATGTGTATTTATTTAAAAACAGAAATTGATGAAGACCAACTAGACCTTTCTGAAAATAAAAAAAAATTATTAATTGATATTATAACAGAAACACTTGATACTATAGAAAATCATGATGAAATTAATTGGGAAGATAAATTAATAGATTTTAATAAATTATGTGAAGAATTATATTATTAATTTAACTAGAAGTAGTAGTTTCATTAACTAAAACATCACTTTCGCTTTTCTTAACTTTAGTTAATTTATTTTTATATTCCTTTATGATTTCACGAGCATTTCCATCAAGTCCGTTAATAGAGTATTTAACAGGATTTTCTAGTTTTTCACGTGTGCCATTGTATGTATAAGTGCTTCTTTTACTTCCACGTGTAGATTCACGAATAGAAAAAGTGATTTCGTTAGTAGTAGTTTTAATATTCTTATTTTCACGGAAGAATTTGCTTAAAGCTTTATTAGCTGCTTGATAAGGAGTTAGACCAGTGTATCGACCGATAAATTCTTGATTTCCAGGAAGTAGGACTTTGAAAGAACGTACATATTTATCAATATCTGTTTCACCTTCAACTGTAGTTTCATTTTCAGTCTTGCCTTCTACTTCTTTAGCAGTTGTTTCATCATCTTTAGTTGCTTTATTCGCTTTATTCGCTTTAGTTGCTTTGGTTGCTTTAGTAGTATTTTCAGCTTTTGACTTGGAACCATTTGTTTTTTTAACAAGGACTTTTTCTACTTCTACTTCTACTTCTTTAACATCATCTTTAGCTTTACCTTTACCCTTGGACTTAACTTTAACAGGTTCTTCAACAGGTTCTTCAACAAGTTCTTCTTTAACAGGTTCTTCTTTAACAGGTTCTTCTTTAACAGGTTTTTCTACTTTAACTACAGAAGCTTTACCCTTACCTTTAAGTTTAGGAGGTTCTGATGCTTCTATTTCAACTTCAGCTTCTGCTTCTTTAGTAATTTTAACTTTACCAGCTCCTTTTTGAGGCATATCTTCGTTAGGAACTATTTTAGACATTTTTTTAGATTTAGGTTCAATAGTTTCTTGAGTTTCTAGAGCTTCAACTTCATTTGTAGAAACAGATGATTCTTTGAATGAAAGTTTGTTATTTTTAGAGTTAGGAGGCATTATATAATTTATAATTATAATATTTTTTTAAATCAAACACACTAAAATTTTTTTAAGTGTGTTTAATATTCCTTTAAATATTAATTTGGTTATCATTCATGATTTATAATAAACGAACATTTTACATCTTTTTAATTTTAAAAAATCTATATTAAATAATAATGATTGAAACTATTACAAAATTAAAATTATATTTATTACAAAAAATATACAAGGAATTATCATTATATATTTTAAATTTAAATCAACATATAATATTTTTATATGATAATTTTTTTATTGAATATGTATTTAAACAAAATTTATTAAATAAATTAAACGAAATAAATAAAAATATCAATACAAATTATAATAATTTTATTATAGATAGTTTAGATAAAAATACAGAACTTGATATATTTTTTAATCAATTTGATTTATCTAAATTAAATAATAATTTTGAGAATATTATTGACTTGAGAAATTTTATTAATTTTGAAAGTATACCTTTATCAAAACAATTATTAGATATTAAAAAAATAATGAGTTCTTTTGGTTATAATTCTCTAGATGGTTTATTAATTTTTTTTATTGGTAATAATTATAAAAAAATATTTGATTCTGAAATAATAACATTAATAAATGAAATTAATAATATATTTATACCCATATCTATAGATTTTTTTGATGTAAATAAAAATGATGCATATTATTGGAGAAAACCACAAATATTTAATAAAAATGATTTACTTGAATTATCAAGAGAATTATGGATTAAATATTATAAAAAATATATTAAAATTACAGGTATTTTTAAAACCGATTCCATAGGTGTTATATTTAAAACATCACAATTAAATTATCCAATTTTAGATAATTATAAAAATAAAATAAAAAATAATATAGAACAAATCAATATTGATAATAAATTTGTTAAAAAATTTATTAAAAATGATTATTTAGGTAATTTTTATACATTAACTACATTAGAATATTTAACAAATGTAAAAAAATATTATCAAAAATATATTGAATTAATATCATCTACATTTTTAACAATAATGAAAGAATTTATATCAGAAACCTCTAATTTAAAAAATATGTTTAATATTATATTTTTACTTTTACTTGGTAATAATGAAACTATAGATATAGCAGGATTATTAATAGAATTAATAAAAGAAAAAAAAATTAATTTACCAAATATTAGTAATTTAGTTAATAATAATCTAACCTTTTATCTTCAAATAAAATTAAAAAAATCACAAAATATAATAAAACAAGAAATTCAAAGATTAAAAGGATTATCATTAGAAGATATTAATTATAAAAAACTATTAATATCTAATAAAAATATACCTGAATATGTAAAAGTTTTAACATTAGAAAAAATAGAAGAAATGAAGTTATATAATAATGAATATTATAAACAATTAACATTTGTAAAACATATTATCAACTATCCGTGGTCGTCTCCAAATGATAATTTATTTTACGAATCTCTAAAATTAGAATCTAAAAAATCTATTAATTATTTAACACAAGTAGAAGACAAGTTAAATAAATTATCTTTTGGTCATGAAGAAGCTAAAAAATTATTATTACAAATAATTGGTAAATGGATTTCAAATCCATCATCTCAAGGCACAAGCTTTGGATTAGTAGGACCTCCTGGTGTTGGTAAAACTTTATTAGCAAAAAGTGTAAGTAATGCATTAGATATTCCATTCGTTCAAATAACATTAGGTGGACAAAATGACGGCGAACTTTTACACGGTCATGGATATACTTATTCTGGTTCTCAACCTGGTCTAATTATTAAAAAAATGGTAGAAGCAGGTAAATCTAGATGTATATTATATTTCGATGAATTAGATAAAACTACATCAAAACATGGAAATATTAATGAAATAACAAGTATTTTAATTCATTTAACAGATCCAAATATGAATAAAACTTTTCAGGATAGATTTTTTCAAGGTGTTGAATTTCCATTAGATAAAGTAATAATGATTTTTTCATATAATGATTCTTCATTAATTGACCCTGTTTTATTAGATAGATTAAAAGAAATTAATATAAAATCATATACAATTAATGAAAAAATTAAAATAACCAAAGAATTTATAATACCAGAATTGGTTAATTCAATTGGATTACAAAATGAAGATTGGACACAACTAACAGACAATATTATAGAATATATAATAGAAAATTATACTAATGAAGCTGGTGTAAGAGATATTAAACGTTATATTGAAAAAATTTTTTTAACTTTAAATTTAGATAAGATATATCAAAAAGAAATAAAAGAAATAACAAAAGAAAATATTAATAATATATTACAAAATCCAACTAATGAAATAATAAAAATACTTGATAAACCAAATATTGGTATTATTAATGGTTTATATGCAACAAGTAGTGGTAATGGTGGTATTATTCCAATTCAAATATTTAATAATTTTAATTCAACATCAAATGCTTATGAGATTAAATTAACAGGTAAACAAGGTGATGTTATGAAAGAATCGGTTCATTGTTCATTAACAGCAGCAATTGATTATATAAAAAGAAATATAAAAAAATATCCTTTTATTAAAAATCTTGACGAATATTTAATTAACAATTTTAAATATGGTTTTCATATACATACGCCGTCAACAGGAACACCTAAAGATGGACCTAGTGCTGGTTGTGCTTTTACTTGTGCTTTTATTTCTAGAATTTTAGGTAAATGTATACGAAATGATATAGCATTAACAGGTGAAATAGAATTAACAGGAATGATAACTAAAATTGGTGGATTAAATTTTAAATTAATTGGTGCTAAAAAAGCGTGTGTTAAATTAGTTTTTATACCAAAAGAAAATGAAAAAGATTTAAAAGAAATTATAGAAAAGTATCCAAAATTAATAGATGATACTTTTGAAGTAAGGATATTTAAATATATAGATGAAATAATTGATATTATTTTAGTTTAGTTTTAATTTTAGTTTAGTTTTAGTTTCTGTTTTAGTTTTTATTTTAGTTTCTAGTTCAGGTTCTAATTCTTCCTCATTATCACTATTTATTTCAGTTTCAGAATCAGATTCAGATTCAGATTCAGATTCTTTTATATCTTCTATTAGTTCTTTTTTTAATTGTTCTTTAAGAACTAAATTATTTTCAGAAATTTCATTTTTATCTGGATTTATCATTGCATTTTTTTTTTGAAGAATTAAATCAGTTACTTTATTATTAAATATAATTTTATAATATGGATGAATTTTTCTATATGTTTTTGAAATTGTAACATCAGAAATATCAAAAATTTCGGATATTTGTTTTTTTGAAATATTTATGTTGTATGTATTTGCTACTAGAAGAATACAACCAGCTGCAATAGAAGGTGGTTCATGAGTTGATGCAATATCTAATTTGTGAATATTATTACATACATCTTTAGTAATATCAATATATTTTTTATCAATATCCATTTTTTTAGATAATCTTTCAATAAAATCACTAGCTTGAGAATTTCTAATTTGGTAAAATGTTGAGTTTAAATCTATATAATCTAAAATTTTTCTACAACCACGATGAACGTGTTTAATTTCTAAATCGTAAATATCAGCAATTTCTTTAGGACTTCTTGGTTCTTTTTGCATTTTACAAGCATAAAAAACACATGCTGCAATCATAGAACGACGATTAATACAACGCATAATCATATTTTTTCCTTTTCTTTTACCACGTATATGTTTACTATCACTTACTTTTTTATAAAGTATTTTCGCTGAATCAATAATTGTTTGAGTAATTCCGTATTTTTTACATTTTAATTGAATTCTTTCTAATACTTCTAATAAACTTTTTTCACGATAAGGCATTTGGCCTTGACGTTGAAGAGCAATTACTTTATTATAACCTTTTTTTGAAGGAGCTATTTTTGTTCCTAATGCAGATTTTGGAAAAAAATAATTAGCAGGACACCCATATCTTGATGAACCATTACCATTATTTTCTTCGTCGTATGTAAATTCTGGATTTTCGTTTAAAAATTCTTGATTAATTACAGCACATTCAGTGCAAACTAAATACCCTTTAATATTATCTTTAACTAATTTATCACTTTTACATGATTTACAACACTTTTTTTTAATATCTAGTTTTTTTAAGTCTAATTCTAAATTATCCAAATTTAAGTTATTAATTAAATTATCTATTTGTTCATCTGTCATATCTAAGTAATTGTCCATATTAGAGCTCATAATCTATTTATAGAGATAATATATTTTTAAATAGTTTTTAATATCAATTTTTTTAAAAGTATAATTATAAAAATCTTACTCCTATAATTTTTAAACTATCTATTTTTTTTTCTTTAATCTGTTTTATACTATATCCATTATCAGTTAAAATTCTAATATCAGCACCATTATTAATTAATAATTGTGAAAAAGATTGATTATTTTTATTAATTGCAATATGCAATGGTGTATAACCTAAATAATTTTTTTGATTTATTAAATTTTTTAATTTTCCATTTTCAATGAGGTTTTCTAAAGTGTCTTTTAATATGGTTGAATTATTATTTTTAACTAATTTATGTAAAATATTATTACCTTTTTTATCTAAAAAATTTAAATCATTATTCATATTATTAGTCTATAGAATAATAATATTTTTAATATTATAATGAGTAAATTTTTTTTTGGAAAAATAAAAAGTATAATTTTAGATAAAAATAATATGAATATTGAATTTGAATCAGGTGATAAATATTATTCTAAAATAGTTAAAGGTAGTGTTACATGTAAAATATTGAATGAAAAAAAGAAAATTGTTCCTTTATTTTATTTAGAAGAAGGAGATTTAATTAAAATAAAGATTATAGAAAATAAAATAAAAAAAATATATATTAATTCAAAATATAAGCTAATATCTGATTCTT